GGTTGAGGGCAACGGGGAAACGTGGTTCCTCTCGCGCTGCCTTCAGCAGCTCAAGGCGCGGGAGCTGCGCGGCGTCGTCAGCTTCTCAGACCCGGAGCCCAGGCAGAACCGGATCGACGGCCGCACGGTCTTCGCCGGCCACGTGGGCACGATCTATCAAGCGGGGAACGCGGTCCACCTCGGACGCGGGACGCGGCGCAGTCTGCGGCTGTTGCCGGATGGGCGCGTGTTCTCGGCGCGTGCGGCCTCGAAGGTGCGCGACGGGGGCAAGGGCTGGCGCTACTCGGCGGCGCAGCTCGAAGCGTTCGGCGCGGCGCCCTGTCCCGACGGCGGCGGCGCCGGCTGGCTGGCCCACTGGTTGCCCAAGCTCACGACGCCGATGCGCCACCCTGGAAACTTCAAGTACGCATGGTCGCTGCACAAGCGGGTGGTGATGGTGGGCGCCTCGCAGCCCTACCCGAAGCGCGGCAGCTTTTCGGTCAACGGTTCTCAACAGCTCTTTTCCTTCGCTGGAGGTCAGTAGTGCTCACGCTGTGTATCTTGGTCGGTTCGTTCACCCCGGAGCATGGGCCGTTCATGTTCCAGACGTTTTGGTTGCTGGCGGTCTGCGAGATGGCCGTCGAGGCGGGCGCCCTGCGCTGGCTGCGGGTGGCCCGATGATCGCCACGGTGCGGCGCGTGGCGGCGGCGGCGGTGCTCGTGGTGCTGCAGTCCTTCTACTGGCTCCTCTTTACCGGCATCATCGTCGCCTTCGTGTGGGCCTTCGTTGAGCCGTTCGTGGGGCAGCGATGAGCCACGATTACCTGCCGCCGGGAGTGCGGCCGACGCTGGTGCTGCTCTACCCGGAGGGTCGGACGGTGTCAGAGGCGTGGGTGCTCTCGCAGGGCTACGACGCCAAGGTTAACGCGCTCGTCGATGAGCACGTGGCGGCGCACGGGGTGTTCCCCGACGACGACAGCGGGGCGTATGAGGCCTTCGTGAGCGGGATCGCGGCGCCCGACCTCGATGAGTCGATCTACCTGCTCGAAGACTTGGGCCTCGCCACCTTCAGCCGGCGCGAGCCGGAGGACGACGACCGATGACGGTCGCGGATCGGCACCTCGAAACCGGCCGGCGCCTCGCGCGCCGGTTCTTCGCCATGCGCGGCAACGGCAGCGAGGTGCATCTCAGTGAGGCGCAGCTCGCGGCGCTCCTGACGATGGCGGCAGAGCTGGGACAGGCGGGCGTCCTGCCGGTGCAGGCGGGAACGGACGCGAAACGGATCTGAAACAGGCGCCCGCCGTTTCACCCCTTGACGCCGGTCCATACTTGGGCCGGCGTTTTTCTTTGCCCCCCACAACTCACGGCCTTCGCTCAGCCTATCGGCGCGGCTGTCGCTGTGTCGCCTGCCGTGCGTCCAATGCGGCCTACGTCCAAGCCCATCGCCTGAGTACGGCTGTCGTCCCTGCGGCGGCGGCGGCGGCGCACCTCGCGCAGCTCCAGGCGGCGGGCCTCGGCGTTCGACAGGTCGCACGGCTGGCCGGTGTCTCGGCTTCGGTCGTGGCGGCAGTGCGGGCGGGACGAGTGCGGACGTTGCGCCCCACAACGGCCTCCGCGCTGCTGGACGTTCCGCCCGTGCTGGCGTCCGGGGTCTGCGTCCCTGCGGTCACGAGCTGGCGCACGATCGACAGTCTACGCCGGGAAGGCTTCACGCAACGGGAGCTGGGCTACCGCCTCGGCGCCCGCAGTCAACAGCTACAGCTCGGCCGGCGGCGCATCCGCCAGCACACAGCGGCCAAGGTGGCCGCACTCTATGCACAGCTCGCCGGCTGACCGGCGCGGCGGCTGGTGGTTCGTCTGGCTCTCCCTCATCCTGGCCGGCCTCGTCGTCCTGCTCTCCGGCTGCGCGACCCTCCCGCGCCACATCTGCCCGGACGGGCAACCGCTCAAACTCCTCCAGCATCCCTCCTGCCATCGAGGCCTCTGCGGCTTCACCTGCCACCCTGACCGCTGGCGCGAGTAGCGCCCACTGAAACGGCGCGCGAAACGGCGCGGAAACGGACGCCTGCCGTTACAGGCGCGACAGGGCCGTCACGCTGCCATCCATCGCTGCACAGTGCCCGATTTGCGAGTGACAGCCGGCGAGCGCGATTACTTGAGACATGGCTCACCGAACACCGCCCGCGCCACCGAAGGGCACACGACACCCAGGCGCCGGCCGCAAGCGCGGACAGCCGAACCGCATCACGGTCGAGGCGCGGCTGTTGGCCTCGCAGCTCGTAAACGACGTCGCCTATCAGACCAAGCTCCGGATCGACTTCAGGCGCAGACGGGTCCATCCAACGATTGAGGGCTTGATCTGGAACTACCACTTGGGCAAGCCGACGCAGCCGGTAGCGATGTCGGGCTCGATGGCGCTCGACGTGACCGGCCGGCTGGAGGAGGAGAAGCGCATCTTCGCGCAGCTCGATGTGGCCGACCTCGAAGTGCTGGCGGCGGAATCTCAGCGGCTGGTGGACCGTGCGCTTGCGCTCACCCGTGCGAGTCGGGCACCTGTCATCGACGTGACACCACAACCTGTAGTGATTGACGCGGGATCTCCAGATGTGGAGGCGGAAACGTTAGCAAAGCAGAGCGGATCCGATAATGAAGATTATGTTAACCAAATCCCAAACTCAGCAGATCCTGATAAGCCATAGCGGAGTAAGGGGTTAGGCACATGCCATTGTCTCATGTCTTCGCTTCGCTTGGTTATGTTAACGAGCACGCGCCGGCTGGCTGGGCAGGGCAGGCAAGGGCAAGGCAATGTCCCTCGCGCGGCGGCGACGAGGCGGAGGCACACCCCCCCACCCCCACCCCACCCCCACCCCGCCGGGTTCGACTCCGATCACGCCCCCGCCCCGGTGGGGCCCAACGGTACCTCTTCGTCCCGCGAACAGGGTCCCCCCGTGGGGTCGATCCCGCGCACAGGGGCCAGCTGAGCCGTGAGGGGGGCCCCATCCGCGGGGCGGCCGAGGGGTTCCCGCATCGGTGTCCGGGGGAGGGCTGTGCGGTGTGCCGGTGGCTGACGGAGACGCCACGGGGGACGACATGAGTGCGGTGGAGACGGCGGTCGGGATCGGGTTGTCGGCGGTGGTGGGGTTCGTCGTGGTGATGGGCGTCGTCGCCCTGTGTCTGGTGTGGCGCACCCGGCCCTGGCGATGAGTCTCGACAAGGCGATCGCGGCGGGGCAGGAGCATCGGGGGCCCTATCGGCACTCGGGCCGATTCGATCGGAGCTGCCGACCTGGCGGAGGCTGTCGGTATTGCCAACGGAATCGCCTGGTGGGCGACCGACGGCGGGCACAGGCGGCTCTCGAGCTGGCGCTGGAGGCGAGCTCTCTCGCCGGTCACACCACTCAGGCCGTGCACGACCTGCCGGCAGGTGTCGCCGTCGCTCGTACCCCCCAGGAGAGGCCTGAGTCTACCACGGGAATCCGCGATTTTGCTGGGAAAAGGCTCGGATCGTCACGGGCGGGAGACCACCGCTGATGTGGCGCGACTCGACGGCGACGTCGCGGAGCCCGTTGATCGGGCGCTGGAACGAGCGGAAGCGGGGCGTGCGCCGGACGCCGGTCCTGCCGCGGGAGCAGCAGCGGACCCGGAATTTCTCGGTGCGGCTCACGGTGGCGGAATCGCGGGCGTGGGGGGCGGCGGCGACCGACGCGGGCCTCGCGCTGGGGCCCTGGATGGTGCGGCAGTGTCAGGCCGCCGTCCCGGCACCGCCCCCGGCAGTCGAGGAGCCGGAGCGCGATGCCGCGGCTGCGGCGCGGATGCAGGCGGCGCGCAACGCGCGACGAGGGATCTGATGGGGACGAGACGACGGGAACGGCAGACGGCGCAGGCGCCGGTGAGCCGTGAGGCCTACGAGCGGCACAACCAGTACGACCGCGTGAGCTACGCGGAGGTCGTCAAGCGCGTGCCGGAGTACACCGCCAGCCGGTGGCGGGCGAATGCCGACCAGCCGCGGTGGCAGCAACCAGACAACGGGGATCTATGACCACCACGCTTCGCCTCGTCCTCCTGCTGACCGTCGCGCTGCAGCAGACGCCGACCCTCCCGGAGGTGCGGCAGCAGCTCGAAGGGATCCGCGACCAGCTCAACGGCGTGATCGAGGCGATCACGGGTCTTCCGCCGGATGACGCGCTGCAGGCGGCCCTGAACCGCGGCGGCACGGTCACGCTCACGGCGGGGGCGATCTATGCGGCGGACGGGCCGTATACCGCGTCGGTGGCCGGCACCATCGTGCGCGGCAACGGCGCCACGCTCCATAGCGTCAGCGGGCCGGGGTTGGTCGTCCGCGGGTCGAACGTGCAGGTCAGCGACCTGACGGTGCTCTCCGACTGGAACGGCGCCGTGATCGAGTGCGGCACCAACGAGGCGACGCAGAACCGACGGGCGCTGATGCCGACCGGCGTCCGCTTCACCAACGTCACGGTCCCGACGCACCGCGGCAAGCGCGGCTTCGAGATCAACTGCAGCGCGACGCTGACGAACACCCGCGTCACCAACTTGTGGGATGACGACCGGCAAGACAGTCAGGCGATCGCGATCCTCAACACGTGCGGCCCGGTGTCCGTGCTCGGCGGCTACTTCGAGGCGGGCAGCGAAATCCTCCTGGTCGGCGGCGACACGCTCAAGATCACCGACTGCCCGGACCGCGTCCAGGCGGATCTGACGATCGACGGCGCGACGTTCAACCGCCCGGACAGCTGGCGCACCGACGGCGTCGTGCGCGCGGTCAAGAACATCCTCGAGCTGAAGGGCGGGACGCGCGTGCGGATCCGCAACAGTCGCTTCTCGGGGAGCTGGAAGGCGACCGCCGGTCCGACGCAAGAGGGCGCGGCCTTCACCATCACGCCGCGCGGCGGCCTTTCGATCACCGACGTCGCGATTGAGACCTGCGTCATCGAGCGCGTCGCGCTGGGGCTGCACGTCCTCGGGTTCGACAACAACACGACGTTGCCGACGCCGATCTCGACGACCAACCTCGTGGTGCGCGATTCGCGGTTCACGATCCACGGCGGGACCTACAACGGCCGCGGCCTGTTCGCCATGCTGATCAACGGCGTGCGCGCGATGCGGATCGAGGGCGTCACCGCGACGATCACCGGCTCCGCGATGGTGATCGTCGACAGCCAGACGCCGACCGGCCCGTTCACGATGACGGGCTCGACGATGAACACCGGCCAGTACGCCGTGATGGCCCCCGGCGTCAACTACGGCGGCCCGACCCCGCTCGCCTATGCCGCCCGCCCGTTCACGAGCGTGTTCACCGGCAACACGTTCATCAACGCGCCGTCGCGGTTCCAAGGCTTCTATCCCAACAACACGTTTCTCACGCAGTAAGGACGGTCCCGAATGTACGCCGACATGACCCGATGCCCGCAGAACGACGCGGAGATGCAGGACTACTTCTACACGCTCATCGGCCGCGCGATGGGCGGGCCCGCGGACGACTTCGAGACGGTGCTCTCGATGGCGTATCCGTGGAACGGCCAGATGCTGATGATTCCGCCCGGCGTGGGTCCCGGCATCAAGCAGGTCGCGGGCGCCCCCTTCTTCGGCCTCACGCAACAGTACTCGGGCGGCCCGAAGGCGCGCGTGTTCCTGCCGACGCAGACGCCCGACGACCTCGGCTACTACACGAAATGTATGCAGTACGTCGATGACGCGGCCCACACGCTGTCGGCGCAAAAGCTGCAGCCGGCGCCGCAGGCCACGGGCCTGATGTGGGCGTGGTACCTCGCCGGTCCCCCGAACACCTACGTCCCGGTGCAGGGCCCCGACAGCGGCGGCGGGACGACGCCCGTGCCCCCGACCGGTGGCATCACCGAGGCCCAGGTGCAAGCGCTGATCGACGCGTCGCTCGCGCCCGTCAACGAGCAGATCGCCGCGATCAACACCCAACTCGCGCAGCCGATGCGCGCGCACGGTCCGGTCGACCTGCCGATCGTGCTCCGGTCGCTCACGTCCCTGCGGGCGCTCGGCGACATCGACGTCGAGGTCAAGCCGGGTGTGGCGACGCCGCCGGCGTCGGCCGACGAGTCGAGCAGCGGCGGCCCGTCGGATCTCGCGACGGTGGTCGCGCTCAAGCGGGTGCTGGCGCGTCGCAAGGGCGAGCCCGAGTCGGAGGCCTGAGATGCCGACCGATCGGATGCTGCAATTCTTCACCCACGAGCATCTGCCCGAAGCACTCGCGGTGGCCAGCGCGCCCTTCTGTGCGCTGGCGCTCCGCATCGTCGCGGAGTGGCCGATGAACCCGGAACGCACCGTCTGTCTGCGGAAGCTCCTCGAGGCCAAGGACGCGGCGGTGCGCGCGCGGGTCTACTCGGAGGGCGAGGCCTGACATGGCGCGCTGCGGCGTGGCGACACCGACGGCCGGGATGCCGGGGCGGTGCGCCACGTGCCAGCGGTGCGCCATGTGTCACCGGGGGGAACGCGTGCGGGCGGACTACGAGCTCGCCGGCGTGATGCACCCGGACGGCTACTGCGGGTTCTGCGGCAAGCGGTGGCCCGAGCCGCCGCGGAAGCGGCCACCCCCCGACCCGGAGGACTGAATGATGGCGTCGTCGAGTCGCGTCGAGCGGTTGGTGCGCGCCTATGTGCTGGTCGATACCTCGCCGCGCACCGAGCACGACCCGCGGGTGCGGCGGCTGCAGGCGGCGATCGATCGGGTGCGCGCGCAGTTGACGGCCGACGAGGCGTGGGCGTTCTCGGCGTCGCTGCAAACGTACTGGCGCGAGCGGAAAGAGTGGCGCTTTCGATAACGAGGGAGAGGCATGGCCTACAACATTTGGCGGGCGGTGACGCCCAGCGACACCGTGGATCTGGCGACGGTGACTGACGCGATCGTCGTCGGCGTGGCCGGCGTCGTCGCCGCGGTCATGGAGAGCGGGCAAGTGGTGCCGGTGCCGCTCGCGGCGGGGCTCGCCGTGCCGCTCGCGGTCCGGCGCGTCAACGCCGCGGGGACCACCGCGACCGGTATTGTCGCGCTCTACCAGCGGTGACCCTTCTCGAGCGGCTCAAGGCGCTGTACATCGAGGACCCGGACTGCCACGGGGACTGCGCGTACTGCCTGAAGCCGCTGACCGATCACGACGAGCTCTGCGTCTGGCAGACCACGCAGGAGGCCATCGAGGCGCTGGAGCAGCACCAGGGGGTGCTGGCGGTACTGACCCGCGCCGCGACGATCCGGGAGACACGCGTCGGATGACCCGCGCTGACATCGACACGTGGGCGGACCAGGCGGAGCTGGAGCTGCTCTGCGCCGACGGGTTTGATGACGCCATTCTCGGCATCGGCCAGCAGTTCAACACCTACTTCGTCGTCTACGACCGGACGAAGGTCATCGACACGCTGATGGCGCGCGACGGGATGTCGGAGGAGGAGGCCGTCGAGTGGTACGAGGTCAACATCGTCGGCGCGTGGGTGGGCACGTCGACGCCGTGCTTTGTGATGACGAGTCTTGAGTTCTAGCTATGGACCCCGAGCCGAACAGCGCCTTTCTCGACTATCTCGTGCAACGCAACGAGACGATGCAGGCGTTGCTCGCCGAGGCGCAGGGCTGGAAGATCACGCGCTACTTCCACGACTGTCTCCCCGACTGTAAGGATTCAGACGACCCGCACGACCACGTCCCCCTCACACCGGAGTCTGGCCCGACCTGTCGCCGCCTGTATCGCAAGGCCAGGCGCTGGATCCGCGCGGGCACCACGTATCCCGAACGCGGCTTCATCGCCGCGAACCGTATCGGCAAAACCGACACCGCGGCCTATGAGGTGAGCTGTCACCTTACCGGCAAGTATCCGAAGTGGTGGGACGGCAAACGCTGGGACCGGCCGACGGACTGGCGCGCGGCGGGCGACACGATGTTGACCACGCGCGACATTCTCCAGCGGGCCCTGCTCGGGCCCCATGAGAACGTCCCGGTCAAGACGTGGACCGGGATGATCCCGCCGCCCGCAGTGATCGAAGTCACGCGCCGCAGCGGCGGCATCACCAACTGCATCGACACGATCCACGTGCGGCACGCGTCGGGTGGGGTCTCACGGCTGTCGTTCCTCTCCTACGACATGGGCCGCCGCGTCTTTCAGGGCTTCGAGTGCGACGGGTTCTGGATCGATGAGGAACCGCCCGACCCCGCGGAGAAGCAGGAAGCGCTCGCCGCCGGCGCGGGCGACATCTACGGCGAGTGTCTGCTCCGCACCATGACCACCGACGGCATCGTGGTCGCGACGTTCACGCCGCTGCGCGGCTGGACGCCGTTCATGCGGAACTACTTCGCCGCCGCGATGATGCCCGGCACCGAGAACGACGAGGCCGACGTCCCGGCGCGGACCGCCGTCACCAGCACGCTCGAGGGCGCCGCGGCCGAAGCCGACGAAGCCGACTTCGCCGTGCAGTCGGACAAGGTGGTGACGAAGGCGGAGGACAACCCCTACGCGGTCGTCCAGCCCCGCTTTGTCATCGGCGCCACCTGGGACGACGCGCCGCATCTCACCGACAAGGTCAAGGCGCAGCAGTGGGCGTCGATGCTGCCGTATCAGCGCGCCGCCCGTACCCAAGGCATCCCGCAGCTCGGCGCCGGAGCGGTCTACCCGATCGATGAGGCGGACCTGCGGATTCCGGACTTCGCGATTCCGGAGCACTGGTGGCGCGGGTTCGCGATGGACGTGGGCGGCGGCGCGAAGGCGACGGCGGCGGTCTTCTGCGCGCTCAACCCCGAGGACCGCGTGCTCTACGTCACGTCGGTCTACAAGCGCGCGAGCAATGAACCCTCGCTCCATGCCGCGGCGATCAAGGAACGGATGCTCCGCCCGAGCGGCTGGATCTGGCCGGGCGTCGGCGACGCCGCGGCGCTGATCATGACCGAGCACGACGCCGAACAGCTGGTCTACGTCTATCGGCGCTTGGGCCTGCCGCTGCACCTCCCGGACAAGGCCGTTGAGACCGGCATCGCCGACCTGTGGGACCTGATGGTCACCGGGCGCTTCAAGGTGTTCGCGTCGTGCCAGGCGTGGTTCGACGAGTTCCGCATGTATCGCCGCGACGCGCGCGGCCGCGTCGTCAAATCCAACGACCACATCATGGACAGCTCGCGCTACATGGCGCGGTCGGGCATCGCCCGCATGAAGCGCAAGCCGCCGAAGGGCAACGAGAACGACCCGTCGAAGGTGCTCCCGTTCGATCGCAACTCCGTGCAGCTTGGATGGATGGGCGGATGACGCGGCGCCGCCTGCCGCCCCACATACCACGTCGCGAGGGCGCGCTCTATCTCTCGCGGTTCTGCGACGCGTGCGGGCGGCGGTTGCGACGGTACAAGGACAACCGGGACGGCTGGTGGTGCCCGTGCGGCGTCGAGTATTACCGCCTGCCGTATCTGGAGATCGGCGGGCACCTCGTCGAGGTGAAGAAATGTACGTGACCTACACGCCGCCGCTGATGGAGCAGATCCGCCGGTGCCGCCCCCGCGTCGTGGTGGTCCGCGCCCCGAACGGCTTCGTGCAGCGTGTCGACCCGGTTACGCGCGAGGCGACCGGCGTGCCGCAGCAGTTCCTGAAACACGCCGGCGGGTCGCTGACGATCCTACCGCCGAACGAGTGGGTCGCGGCGCCACACATCCTCGATGTCGATGGAGTTCGCATATGAGACTCACGGCCACGGTGATTCGGCAGTTCGAGAGTGATCAGGCGATCTACGGCACCGCGGTCGCGCTCTTCAACCTGCTCTGGCTGAAGGCGGCTGACGACCTGCAGAGCATCGGCGTGAAGAAGGTGACGACCGTGACGCATCGGAAGCTCCCGCGCGCCCGACGCCGTCAGGCCGCGTGAGATGAAGGCGAACTGGAAGATCGAAGTGCGGACCGGTGACCGCGATCCGTTCCCGGAATGGCTGGAGCTGTACACCGCGGGCGGTCGGAAGTTCCGCTACCTGGATCGCGAGGAAGCGGAGCACGCGCTCGCCAAGCTGCAACGCACCCAGCCGCACGGCGAGTTCCGGGTCGCCCCGCTGACGTAAAAGGACCAACCATGTCGCCAGAAGTGATGGTGGGAGAAGCCGCGCGCATTCTGACCTGCTCCGCGAACCATGTGCGCTACCTCGAACGCACCGGGCAGCTCCGCGCGCGCCGCGTCGGGATCTATCGCATCTTCAACCGCCAAGAGGTCGAAGAACTCGCCGCGGAGCGCTACCGCAAGGCGACCGGCCAGGCGCACTGGCGCGGGGTCTCTTTGTAAATCTGACAGACCTGATAGTCATTGGCGCACCGAATAGTCACAAACGTGCGCGAGAGGGGAATGTTGCAATGCCGGATCCAGCTATGGGCGCCATCGGGGACCTGAGCGCGGTCGGGAATGCGGCCACCGTGTCGAAGAAAAGCACGAGCCAGCCGCAGGATTTGACGTCGTTTGAGGTCAAGAAGGGGGGCGACGGCGGTGTGCTCGTCTGCGAGAACTACGAGCGGAAAACGCCGGCGGGTCGACGTGCCGGCAGTTATCCGGGCGGGAAGGACTACCAGGAACACCCGTTCAGCGCGGACGAGGGCGCCGCCGCGGCGGCGCGCGTCGGCGAGCTGATGGCGCAGATGGGCGTCGCGGTCGCGGAGGCCCCGGCGGAGGAGCCGCCGCCGATGGCGGCGCCCCCGATGGACGCTGCGGCGATGCCGGTTCCGGAGGGCGACGAGGGCTACTAGGGATTTTCACCCCGATTTTCCCCCTGTGGCGGCGGATGGGCACACTGGCCGCCACAACATGCTCACCCGATCCGAGCTGGCGGAAATGAAAGACCTGGTCGGCCGCGTCTCGCGCGGCGTGGCCTCGCGTGAAGACTGGTCCAATCTCGCGGCGCTGACACTGGTCTGGCAGGGCGATGCCATCGTCGCGGCCATGGCCGAGGGCGGCTACGAGATGTTCGTGCGTGTCTGCCGACCCCAGCACGACTGCCACGCCTTCGGGGATGACGACTATCAGCGCATGTACACGCGTGTCTGCGCCGCCGCGGCGCGCTACCAGCGCGACCTCGTCGTGCACTGACCGTGCCCAAGCCCCGTCTCCAAACCGTCGCCCCCGTCCGCGTCGATGACCTCCCGCCGGGCGCGGTCGGCTCCACGTTGGGGTCGAACCGGACCGGCATTCTGAGCGCCGACAGCGAGATTGCGGTCAGCGAGTCCGCGCACTGGTCGCGCTACGAGAAGACGCAGAACTTCCTGGCCACCGCGCGCTCGCGCTGGCGCCTGAGTAGCGACACGGAAGCCGAGCTCCGCAAGGACATGCTCGACGACCTGCGCTTCTACAACGCCGAGCAGTGGCCCGACAACATCAAGATGGACCGGGTGCTCGACGGGCGCCCCTGTCTCACCATCAACCGGCTCCCGCAGTTCGTCCGGCAGGTCCTGAACCAGGCGCGGCAGCAGCGCCCCGCCATCCAATACAGCCCGATCGACAGCGGTGCCGACGTCGACACCGCCGAGGTGCTGCAGGGCATCGCGCGCAGCATCGAGCGCAACTCGAACGCGCCGATGCACTACAACTCGGCCGGCGAGCACCAGGTGGTGATCGGGCGGGGGTGGTTGCGCGTCCGGGCGGACTGGATCGCGGACGACAGCTTCGAGCAGGAAATCCTCATCGAATCGCCCGAGGATCCCTTCACCGTCTATCCGGATCCGGCCTCCGGCAAACCCGATGGCAGCGACCTGCAGTGGGCGTTCATGGTCGCCCGCGTCCCTTGGTACGAATACCGGATCAAGTATCCACAGGCCGCGCGCGCGTCGATGGTGGACTGGACCAGCGTCGGCGACCAAGAAGCCGAATGGGTCAGCGAAGCCGGGGTCCTGATCGCCGAGTACTACTACCTCGAGATGGTGAAGGCCGAGCTGGTCGAGTACTTGGTCGACGTCGGCGAAGAGCAGCCGCTCACCCTCACCAGCTACAGCGACGCCATCCGGAAGAAGGACACCCAGCCGGGGCCGAACGGGGAGCCGCCGCGCGTCACCGTCCTCCGCCGGCGCCCAACGGTCCGCCGCCAGCTCAAGTGGGCGACGATCAACGGCATCGAGGTCTTGGAAGGGAATCAGGACAAGACCGGCGGCCGCGACCTGCCGGGGCCGTTCATCCCGCTCGTGCCGATGCAGGGCGAGAAGCTGGTCGTCAACGGCCGGCGCAACCTGCGCGGGATGATCCGGGACGCCAAGGACCCGCAGCGGACCTACAACTTTTGGGTGAGCGCCGAGACCGAGATGATCGCGCTGGCGCCGCGCGCGCCCGTCATCGGCGCGGTCGGCCAGTTCGAGACCACGAAAGAGCAGTGGCTCCTCGCCAATCGGCGGAATTTCCCGTTCCTCGAATACGACCCGGTCGACATCAACGGGAACCTCGTCCCGGCGCCGCAGCGCAACGCCTTCGACCCGAACGTGACGCCCATCATCCAGGCGACGCAGCAGGCCGACATGGACCTGAAGAGCGTCATCGGCATGTTCGACGCGTCGCAGGAGCACAGCCGCGAACAGTCGGGCAAGGCCATCATCGCGCGGCAGACGCAGGGGGAGCAGGGCAACTCGCATTTCCTCCACAACCAGGCGCTCACCATTCAGCAGGTCGGCCGGATTCTCCTGCACTGGATCCCGGTCTACTACGACCAGCCGCGCATCGTCCGCATCGTCGGCCTCGACGACAAAGAGCGGGACGTCATGGTCCACGCCGGCAATCCCGAGAGCGCGAAGGCCCTGCAGGAGTCGATGCAGGACAGCCCGCTGGCGAAGACGATGCAATCGGGGGCGCTCTACGACGTGGGGTTGGGTCGGTACGACGTCTCGGTCTCGGTGACCCCGTCGTTCCAGTCGCGGCGGGCCGAATCGGTTGACGCGATGACGAAGATCCTGCAGGCGTTCCCGCTGGCGGCGCCCTACGCGCTCGACGTGTTGACGAAGAACATGGATTGGCCGGGCGCGCGGGAGCTGTCGGAGCGGTTCAAGCACCTGGTGCCGCCCGAGGCGCGCGACGACGAGCAGAAGGAGATCCCACCTGAAGTCAAGCAGCAGATGGCTCAAATGGAAGAGCAGATGCAGCAGATGCAGCAGGTGATGGACGAGCAGCAGAAGGTCATCGACACCAAGCGGACGGAACAAGAAGGACTCGCGAACATCCGCCAGATGGAGCTGCAGTCCAACGAGCGACTCGCGGAGATGAAGGCGCAGCTCGAGCTCGCCAAGATCCACGAGAAGGCCAAGGCGGAGGTCCAGCTGCAGCTGCTGGAAGCCAAGATCGACGAGCTGAGTCAGACGGCGGAGCAGCTCCACGAGCGGCGGATGCAGATCGAGGCCCCGCCGCCCCCGACGAAGGTCGAGCGCGCCCCCGAGGACAGCGGCCCCGAAGACACGCTGATGTACAAGGACGCGCCGCCGGACGTGCGGCGGCAGATCGAGGCGTTGGCGGGCTTGCAGCCGTCGAAGCTGGGCCAGATTGAAGTGCAGGAGATGAAGGAAGCGGCCAAGCCGAAGCCGGTGGCCAAGCCAGCCATGGGGCCGGCCTCGCGCCCCGCCACGGCCAAGCCGGCGGCGAAGGCTCCGGCGGCGAAGAAGAGCCCCGATTTGAAGAAGCCGTAACCACTCGGCATCATCGCGGCACGTAACACCCCTCGCGATAGGAGGCATCCGAACCGGCGCCGCCCGCGCCGTTCGTGAGGGGACATCGGGTACGGGGACTAGGGCCCCTCGTTGGACCGCACCAGATGCGGACTGACGAGGGGCCTTTTCTTTTGTACCTGCCGGGCGATTCGCGGGCTCGTCCCGCGCCGTGGGGACCATGCCAGACGACACGATCACGCTGGTGTCGACCACCGACACCGCGGAGCAGGTGCAGGAAGCGCTGACGAACAAGCCGGCGGAGAAACCGAAGCCGGTCGAGCCGCCAGCAGCAGCGGAGACAGAGACCGAGACCGAGACAGCGGAGACCCCGGCCGAGCGCGCGGCGGAAACGCCCACGCAGAAGGAGAGCCGCGAAGCGTCAGAGGCCGGCGGGAAGCTGGCCAAACGCAAGGCGGACATCCAGGCCGAGATCAACGAGCTGACGCGCAACAAGCACACGGTGCGGCGCGACGTGGAGGCGGAGGAAGCGCGCCTCAACGAGCTGCGGCGTCAGCGACAGGAATTTGAGGCGGCCCCACCGGCGGAGACCCCGCCGGATGCGAAGACGCCGCCCCCGGCCGAAGACGCGGACGAGCCCAAGCTCGACGCCGTCGACGAGCAGGGCAGTGCGAAGTACGCGACCTACGAGGACTACCTCTCCGCCCACGCGGTGTGGACGAAGGAGCAGGCGGTGCTCGCGGCGCGCAAGGTGCTCGACGAAGAAAGACAGGCCGACCGCGAGCGCATCGAGCGCGAGTCGACCTCTCGTGTGGTCAACGAACGGCTCGCTACCTACAACGACGCCCTCGAGACGTTCAAGACGACCCACGCCGACTTCGATGCCGTGTTCCAAGAGGCGAAGGACTCCGTTCAGGACATGTTGGTCGCATTGGGCCCGAATGCCTTGCGCGTCATCGACGGCTACACCGTCTTCGACGCCGAGGACGGTCCAGCGCTCACCTACTACCTCCTGAAGCGGCCCGACGAGCTCAAGGCGATTGCGGCGAAGCCGCAGCACCAACAGCTCGTGCATCTCGCACGCCTCGAAGAACGCATCCGTGGGGGCGCTCCCAAGAAGACCGGCCCGCCACCTGCGGCTGTTGAAACCAAGGCACCAGAACCCATTCGGCCGGTGGGATCGGGACCAACGGCGACCACAGTGCCCCTCGACGAGGAACCGTTCCGGGACTACGTCGCCCGACGTGAGCGCGAGCTACGCGCACGACGCGGGTTGTAAGGCACTGCGGGAGCGCCGACACCAGTTGGCTTTTGGCTGAGTGAGGGCTCCGATGACTACTTTTGCTTCTTCCGTTGCGACGCGCGCCGAACTGTTCCGACAGGCATTGGCGATGACGATCGCGGTGTTCGTGTACTACCTGCTGGGCGGGTTCCAGCCACATCCGGCCGGCGTCATGGTCGCCGACAACACGCTGCTCACCATCTCGATGATCACGCGCGAAGCGCTGCGGATCCTCGAGAACAACCTCGCGTTCACCAAGCGCGTCAATCGCCAGTACGACGACAAGTTCGCGATCGAGGGCGCCAAGATCGGCTACGTCGTCAACGCCCGTAAACCGGTGCGCTACGTCGTCTCGACCGGCCAGGCGCTGGCGCTGCAGGACGCGACCGAAACGCAGGTGCCCGTCGCGCTGACCACGCAGGACCACGTCGACTTCCAGTTCTCCAGCGCCGACCTGAAGTTGTCGATCGACGACTTCGGCGATCGGTTCATCCAGACCGCGGTGGCTGCGCTGGCGAACAAGATGGACTTCAACGGGCTGCAGCTCTTCAAGCAGATTTTCAATGC